CGATCTGTTTGTTTGAACTGAAGTTATTATAGATGAAAAGACGGGGATTTTAAACCCCTATGGGTCACTTCACAAACCGTCCATACTTAATTCTCAATGCACCTAGCAACCATGCATCTGTTAATTTCTTAGGGCCCTCTAAAAGAACCTTGCGGACCTTGGGGTTAGTTTCACTCTGAAGCGCAATTTCTTTCCAGTTCATGCCACCAAAGAAATAAATTCACCAAGAACCTTTTTATTTAGTTTCTTAGTCTTCAAAGATTTGACGAAAGCAGATTTGATCTTTGCTTTTGTTGCACCATCATCAACTTCAAACTCAGAGTCTTGAGATAATGCAGATGCAGACAATCCAAAGTATGCATGATATCCAGATTTCTCAATACAGAAACTCTTGTTCTTTCTCCAATCAAACATAATTTTATCATAATCTTTAGTTCCATAATCATAATAAAGTTTGATAAAATCGTTTGCTCCACGACCTTCTAGAACACGCATACCAATAAAGTTTACTGATGGAAACTTATCACGCATGTTTATCAATAAAGTTTGAGTAAAAGTGTGCCACCCATAGTCAAACTTATAGGTGTTTCCAGTTTTACGGTCACGGAGAAATCCATGTCCAGGATGAATTCTGCGTTGACCCATATATTGAGTATTAGGTCTGATGATCTCAACATTATATCCAATGTCGTTTGCTTCACCATCGGTCAGAATTACACACTGAACTTTTTGTAGTTTATTCTCTTTCTGAAACTTGGGCAAGACTTCATGAAGAGAAACAAGAGCTTCATTTAAGGGAGTTCCAGAAAGACACAATCGGGGAGAGATTCCAAAAGTTGCCTGATAGTAACTATTGTGATAAGTAGCAATACGCCAGATGTTCTTTATCTGGTTCTCCATTTCTTTACCACCCACTTTACTAGTAAGAATATTCATCAAAGAAAATTCATCATTAACTGCTAATGTATATTCTTTCTTGTCGGTACGATTTCCAATTTTTGCAGGTTTAATAATTTCCCCATTACTAGGATTAAACTCAGGACGTTCCCATTCATTAGTAAAAGCATAAACATCAAACGGGATACCAACTTTCTTACAGAACCAGACAAGATTAAAGAGTTGCTTGCATGTATCCAGTAGAACACGGCTCATAGAACCAGACCAATCAAGAATAAAGACTAGTCCGTGACTTTTACCATCAGCAAGAGTTGTGACTTTTCTGAACAGATCTTCATTGTATTTGTAGGTATGCAGTTTAGTTGTATCTAAGACACCTGTACGTGCTGTGGTAGCACGAGCATAGGAATCTGCTGCCTTCTTACACTCAAACTCTTTTACAAGGTAGTTGACTTCTTTTTGTGCAGAACGTTTAAATTTAATAAACTCACTATCAACCTCTCCAAATATATCAAGTTCCTGAAACTTACTTTGCTGATGATTAAAGTAACGATTAATCTCACAGTGAACTTCATCGTTCTGAGCAATTACTGCGTCAAGATTGACCTTAGGAACCTCAACATAAACATTATCAATTGCACCACTATCTACAAGAGATTCAATCTTTTCCTGTAATGAATCAGCAGTCATGACTTCAAGTTCATCATCATAATCACCTGAAGATGATGGTTGCCGATTTACCATTTCAGTATCATTAGAATCACCAGAACCTTCAGATTCAGATTCAGTAGGTTCTGCATCTGTAAATTCATTTGCTGGTTGATCAGACTCACCACCAATCTCTGGTGGCATCTCTATGTCATCTACCTTTTCTTCTTTCTCATTCTTACAAAATAAATATAATTTTTCTGCTGCTTGCAAGACCTCATCAAAAGTTTCGCAACCTTCAATCATACGAATGATTGACATCTCTTCTTCACTGAAAGAAATGTCTAGAAAATTACCGACCTTAAAGTAAAGATTTGCACGATCAGCAAGATTGAGATCAGCAACATTGCTGTTAGATATAGAGAAAAAGTCTTCTGCTTGTAATTCCTTATAGCCATGGTAGAAAGTTTTTGCTAATCCTGCATATTTACGTTTCATCATTTTTTCAATACGCGCATCCTCCACTACATTCACAAATTGTGGGGGAACTGCTACCTTCTCTAACCAATTCTCATCTGGTGTAAACAGTGCGTGTCCCACCTCATGACCTACCAGAAGGTCGTATACTGTATCGCTTGCCTTATCCCACATAGGAAGAGTTAAGACGCGGGTGTGGACATTGAAGCAAGCAGTCTGGGTCTGTTTGTGCTCTACCACCAGGTCCTCAGTAGCAAGGAGTTTGGCGAGTTGAGATTTGATTTCTTGCTTGACTGCCATGCGATTGCTCTTGTATAACCCTATAATACCAAACCCCCACCTTACGGCAGGGGTATTAGGTGACAGTTCTCCAAGTGTCCGTGTACTTTTTAAGATTTTAAAATAGACCTACAAATTCTTTTACAACTTGATTGCGACTCATCGCATTCGATTAAACAATCGTAATAGTCGTTGATTACATCGGCCTCCTCTGAAGTTCTTTCCAAAGTTCGTTCAAGTTTCATGACGCTCTGTTTCCATCCTGCTAATTGATTATAAGATAACAGATTATGCATAATGTTCTCCGTGTGGCGTGATTATAACGAATGGGGTTTTACTTCATTCATTCCTCTCAATTCTACCAATATTTAGTCAGCGTATGCTAACTTAATGAAGTTTTTGTTAAATTTGGTATTATTGTAAAGTGACGTAACTATTCTTTATAATCCAGATGCCATATGCGAGAAACCTTTTACTTTCTCAAATCTTATAACATTTTCAAACTTATCGTGCAAGTCTGCTTTATGAGATATCACAAAAATATTAGCATCCTTAATAACGAAGCGGATAATTTTCATGAACTCATCTGTACCAAAGCCATCCAATGAACTATCAAATACCTCATCCATAATCAACAGATTAGTATTAACAGAGTTCTTCATCCTTGCTACCTCTCTCCAGGTGAACAAGAGTGCTAAGTCAATTCTCATCTTCTCTCCCTCGCTGAAAGAAGCATAAGAAAAATCCTCATGAATTGGAGACTTAACGGTTTCGTTAAATTCTTCATCAAGTGTAAAGTTGATATAAAAATCCATCATCTGAAGATAACGATTCACCTGTTGATTAATCAGAGGAAGATACTTCTTAATAATTTTGGATTTGACTCCACCGTCTCTTAGTAAACTATAAGAAAAATCGTAGTAGTTGATTGTGTTCTTACGTTGAGAAAGTTCGTCGTATGTTGTTTTTAAATTGTCTTTAAAAGATTCTAACTTTTCATCTTCAATATTTCTATTTGCAAGTTGGTCGGCAACTCTTTGAATTTCCGATTCCAAATCTCTGACTTGTCTTTGACATCCAGAGACTTTAGTATTGTTTTTAGAAATGCCATGTGTTAGGGAAGTAATCTCCTTGCTTAAGTGTAAAAATTGACGCTCTCGCTCTTCTTCCCTATTAATTGCCTCCTCCAGTTCTTTATAACCAGATTGCAACTCTTTAGCTTTATTTTGAGCGTCGGTAATTTTATTTATTCTAAAGGTCTCTTCTATATCCTGTTCACAAGTAGGGCAGACCGTATTCTCTGTAAAAAATTTATGTTCCTTAGTAATTCTTGATACTTTATTAGAAATCTTACCTTTTAAGTTTCCAAGTTTTTTAAGGGTATCCGAGGCACCAGTATGAACAGACATTACTCTTTCAAGATCATCAATCTCTTCAGTGATACTAATATTATCGTTCATCAGATCATTCTCTTCATTGAGAAGTTTTTGAATATGAACCTCTTTATCTTTAATGTTTTGCTTCCCCCGATTTTCAAGTTCCCCAATAAAAGTTTCTTGCATCTCAACTTTATCCATTAGAGACTCTTTCTTCAAAGTCAACACCTTCACATTATCTTTTTGCTCACGTAATTTTTCCTTGAGAAGACCATTCATTGTAGAGAAAATTTTAATATCAAGAAGATCTTCAATTACTTCTCTACGATTGTTAGTAGACAGTTGCATGAAAGGAACAAAAGCACTACTACCCAAAATGACAATTTGAGTAAATGATTTATAATTCATTTTGATAACATTTTGTTCCAACCACTTTTGTTGATCTACGGCTGAGGCAAACTGATTCATCAAACAATTATTTTTCCAAATCTCAAATATATTTGGTTTTATTCCACGAACAATTTTCCAATCCGTATTGTTAATAGAAAAGCAAACTTCTACACTACAATCCTTTTCATTTGTGGAGTTTATCAGCTGGGGTTTATTAATCTTACGAAAAGGTTTTCCAAACAAAGAAAAAGTCAAAGCATCAAGAATGGTAGACTTACCCGCACCGTTCGTTCCAATAATTAAGTTTGTATGATGCTTAGTAAAGTCAACTTCAGTATATTGATTGCCCGTGGAAAGAAAATTTTTCCAACGAACTGTTTCAAATAAAATCATGTTCTTCTTCTTTAGGTGGAATTACAACGTCATGCTTTGTGATAATCGTATACTTGTAATCATGGATATCACAAGTTTTTATCATAATTTCATCTTCAACTTCAATGACATGCATTTCAGGTGCTCCATCATCCTCTAACATCATAGCATATCTTATGGCATCATCCTCATCTTCAAAGAGATATAAGATATCATCTCCATCATCATCTGATACGGAGTATGCACCTTCAGTTTCTTTTCCGTAGATGGTTAAGATGTACATTAGATCAACTCACAAGCTTCCTGATAAACTTCGTGCATAATGTTCTTAACTAATGATTTATCAAGGGGTACTTCTGCTTCTTCAATATATCGGTTCAAGATAGAAATGGTATCTTCAGATTCTAAAGGATCAAATTCATCATCACCATACCATCCAGCAAAATCAAAGTTTTCAGTGACCTTTAATTCTGCAATCCCTACAGCATAAAGTTTATCAATAAATTTTTCAAACTTTTTAATATCAGTTTTTTTCCTGACAATAACTTTTACAATTTTGTTCTCATATTCACGAGCATCAAATGTTTGATAGTCAGTATCTTCGTAGTAAATGTTATAGAATAATCTATAAGGATTGTTTACGTGAAAATGTTCAAGAGTTTCTGTATCAAAAATAGTGAATCCTCTTTCATCACCAACATCTGTCCAGAACATTTCGTATGGATTTCCCAAGTAATAAACTTGTCCATTATCGGATCTAGTGTGATAGTGACCACTATAGACTTTAGCAAACTTTGAATATAACTCACTTGCATGGCCATGATCCATGACGATTTGGGTATTGACTCTAAATCCATTGAGTTCAAGATGCCCCATCGCACACTTACAAGTTGTTTTATTGATAAGTTGATGGGTAAATTTTTCATTTTCCTGATTAATCCATGGAATAAACAAAGTGTTTAGTCCACCTAGATTAACTTCTTTTGCCTCAGAGTATACAGTTACGTTTTCATACTCGCGAAGGAGAAGATCAACAGCGTTAACATCATTCGTATTTTTATAATATGCCGTGTGATTACCAACGATAGTATGAACTGTGACTCCCATGTCACTTAGTTTATCGTAATAATTATTCTTTGCCCATGATAGTGCGGAAAAATCAATACCCTTTCTACTATCAAAGGTATCACCCATATCAACAACCACAGAGATACCATTCTCCTCCAAATACGGAAAGAAGATATCTCTGTAGAACTTTAAAAAGTAATCGTGAAATAACTTAGAGTTTTTGCGAGCACCAAAGTGTTGATCGGTAATGATTGCAACTTTCATTAATTACGGAGTTTGGAATGCACTGCATCTTTGATTTGATTATACTCGGAGTAATTTGATCCGTCAAGAGTGTTGTTGTCGTCAAACACCTCACTGAAACCAGACCGTTCAATGATCTTGTTCTTGATTTCTAACTGTCTTTTCTCTCGCTGAATACGACGCAGAAAAGCATAATGAATAATCTGAGTGAAATACGCAAAGGGATTCTGGGATTTCTCTGGGTTAAAGTTATGTATGTACTGAACACAATTCTCAATTCCGTCAGAGATCATGTCCTCCTTGAACATGTAGTTAACAAAATTGGGTTTGAATGATAGATGATTTGCAATCTTTAAAAAGCACTCACCAATGTAACGTGGAATAGGAGGTTTAGTGTCCCAACGTGTTCCTCTATCTTGTTTCGTAGGTTCTCTACCGTGCTTTACTAAGAAAGTTCTTTCAACTTCACTGCGATAGCTAACAAGAGCAGCAAGCAATTCCTTATTGTTCACGTAATGCTCAGATCTTTTTCTTCTGGTCATACCTGGTTGTATCATAAGTTTATCTCATATTATGTATAGATTATATCATCTTATGAGGCACTTGACAAGGTGTCTAATATTGTGTACAATTACCTTTGTGAGGGTTGATAAGGATTGTATTAGCTACTCTTAAATATCTTTTCTAGGATCTCTTTAACGTCTCTTGTGTTTCCTAGATATCCCATTCTTCTATTAAGTTTAGAATTATTTTCATTATTTCCACCACCCTTTTGTGATTGGCGTACATAATTTTGATACATCATAATCATTTCAATATCAGATGATTCAGACATTGTAAGAATATTATCTAAATTTATAACAAACATATCTTCCTTTGTAGTTTTTAGCCAGGGTTCTACACGATATCCCATTATTCCTGATTTACCTTTAACCTCAGATACAACGATTGGATTAGATACCAATAACATTGTTCTATTATCTTCATCAGATGCAGCAACCTTAGCAAAGATTTCTTCACCTGATTTTAATTTAAGTGTGCAGTAGAAATCGTCTTCAATCATATTTTTAGTTGAATAGTGATTATCTCATAGTTAAAATTTTCTTCATTATACGTCTTGATTCTTTCTATGAAATGATTAAGTGTGTAATTACGTCTAGACTTAGTGGAGCAATCATCAGAGATATCATATAAAGTTGCTTTTACTTTGTCTTTTCCTTTTCTAAGAACTCGTCCAATACTTTGAAGATTACGGACTCTTGATTTACTTGGAGAGGCAAAGATAACATTATGGAGTTTTTTAATATTGATACCTGTACTAAAAGTTCCATAAGAAGCAACAATGATAGCGTTGTTTTCTTGTTCGGTTATTTCTCGTACTTTTTCTCTTTCTTCTGCATCTACACCACCATGTACAAAAAATACCTTACGGCCATCACCCTTATTTTTATTTATCTTCTCGTACAGTATGGCACCATGTGCTTCAACTCTTGCGAAAAGAATAAGAGTATTTCCTTTGAGATCTAGTGCTAGATTTTTAATAAATCTATTGCGCTGTTCGTGACTGATTAAATACTGTATCTCATCTTCATAAGTTTCAAAGCTTTGTGGTGAGTGTTTAAGTACAAGACATTGAATATCAAGTTGAGAGAGATGTCCCTGTCTCATTAATTCATCAGTTCTTGTTACTTTATATGATGGTCCAAATAATCCCTCAAGAACCCATTTATGTGTCTGAGTACCATCCAAGGTTCCAGTAAATCCAAAACGATACTTTGCATGATGAAGCTTTGTCATAATCTGAATTAAAGATTTAGACTTGAATAAATGTGCTTCATCACCTATAATAACACCATAGGCTTCAAAGAAAGATCTATCTAATTTGTAGACAGACTGCCATGTTGTAATCGTTACTGGAGCTTCATTACTTTTTTCTCTACCAGAATATATGCGGTGACAGTATGAATCAGCATCCCAACCATAGTCAAGAAAATCTTTATACATCTGTTCTACAAGAGATGTCGTCGGAACAACTAAGAGAATTTTTTCCCCTCTCTCAACGTAATATCTTACGAGAGAATAAATCATCAACGATTTGCCAGAAGCAGTGGGAGATATCAATAGTTTTCTATTATGCTTTAGGGCACCGTATACTCCCTCAACTTGATACTTCCTGGGAGTATGGGCACAAATGGAATGCATGTAATCTTTGACACCCTCTAACGATATACCATCGTTCTCTTCATACGGGGTTCCATACCATTGGTTGTCTTCAAACCTATAGGTGTATCCGTAGTTTTTACAGAAGGATACAATTTTATCTAACAGACCAACATAGATCTGCTTAGATCGCATATCATATAAATGAATTTCTCCGTTCCAATTCCTACCACGATATTGTGGCATAAACTTTGCATTTGGAACTTCAAATTTAAAATGATCTCTTAACTCATATTCAATATGAGGTTCTGTATTAATCTTTAAAAATACTTCATTTGACTTAGATATAACAAGATTGGCTGATGTATCAATCACATAAGTCCATTCATCTGCTAATATTTATTACATATTTTCAAACTTATATTCCAATATCATTCTATACAACGAATCTCTCAAATACCAAAGGTGCTGTTGTTCTATTGGATGTCTAGCAGGAGAACCTTCCCAATTTTCAATTCTTTTTAAAACACAGTGATGTAATAGATGAATGTCATCTATTGTTAAATTAACTGTGTAATCAAACTCTTGACTTGGCTCGAATTCTTCATCCATTATCCTAGTCCTGAATTAAACCTCATGAATTCTATTGCGTTTTTGATTTGATAAGTTCTATTAGTTATCTGCTTCAGTATGCTCTCAATATAGACAAGCATCGTATCATAGTAATCAATCTTTAAGCATACTGTAGAGAGTTTGTCATCTGCATCAAGATACTTCTGCATAGTATCTTTATCTCTAATTTTTTTGGGAAATGGAGATTCAACATATACATCAGGATCTGCTTTACCACTGAAATATTCGTACCTTTCGTGTCTTATATTTTTTCTTTGTTGCTCTGCTTTTTTTCTTAGTAAAAAAAGTGTATTATAAAGTTCAAAGTATTTTGCATGTAGAGAGGGGATATTTAGTGATTCATCATGTAGATTGTCTCTATCAATTTTTGAATCTTTTTCCCACATCCCTTGAAGTTTGTCAAGATCGATCATAAAGAATTATTATTCAAATCAGTTAGTTCGTATATAGTATACTTGAAAGTTGCTTCTGCTGTAAAGTAATCAATGTCTGTGTCAGTGGCATCAAACGTAATAGTAGATAAAGAAACCGGAAACAAATCTTTAAAGTTTACGTTGAACTTTGCCACAAGATTACTACTTAAAACTTGTAATGTTCCATCCGAGTAAATGTTATCACCATCTTCATACATCTTTCCAACTGCTTCGGTTTCTAGATTATTAAACTCTGCTAACGATTCTGGATATCCAAGACCACGTATCCAATTCTGAAGTTCCATATAATTTACAAGATCCTCATCAACTAAGAATCTAATATTTAAATCTCCAAATTGAATTTTATCACCAGGAATATCAATATCTTTTAGATACGTAGGTTGAGATGCAACTCCAAGATCCAAAGATGGAATGTTAGCTTGATTGCAAAAGAATGCAGCGCCAGGACTTCTTTTCAGGGAAAATTTAAATCCTGTTGGTGAAAGAAAATTTCTGTTTTCTAACGGAGTTCCTGTCCTTTCCTTAGCTTTCTTTCTGGTCGCCATTACTAATACAGTTTTTTACTATTTATCCACATAATAAAAAAAGACCCCCCGAAGGAGGTCTTTGACTGATTGTGAATCAAATCACATGAGGTTCTTAACTGCAACTCTTCTGTAGTAGCGGTTGCTGTTAACTCTGAGGCGACCTGCGCCAACGGTGGTTCCTTCAGCGAATGGGTTTGCGACCATGCCGTAGCGGGTCTTAAAGCCAATCTTGGGCTGGAAGGTGTTCTCTCCAACTGCACGAACCATCTGAAGAGGAACGTATGGGCAGTAGAATAGACCTGCGTCATAAGGTGAAGTACCCTTATAACCAACAACGTAATACTGGTTGCCGCCTGCTGCGTTAGCAGAGGTGAGGTTTGCAGAATAAGGATCGATGTATACACGATACTTACCTTGCAGAACACCAGCGAAGGTGTTACCAGTGTCGTCAACGTTCAGGTTAGCGTTGAGTGCGGGGGTGTAATCAAGTACACCAGCCATGGTGAGTGCGGAAGCAACGTCTGCAGAACACAGAATCATGTTGCCCTTTCCTCTACGAGTGCGTTGTGCAATTGCGTTTGCATCGCGCTCGATTTGGAACAGAAGTCCTTTGAACTTCTCAACAGACCAACGACCATTGGAGTCGATGTCCAGGTCGAAGATACCAGCAGTAGCGGTGTTAGAAACAGCGCCTTGTTCAGCAACCTTATAGACGGTTCTGATGACTTCACGGTTGATCTCAGCCAGGATCTCAGAAGAGAGGATGTTGGCGAGTTCCGCTTCAGCATTCAGACCATGGATTGCCTTAAGGTCTTGTGCCAGTTCTAAAGAGTACTCTGCTTTCAGTGCTCTAGACTTAGCGGTAACGGTGACTTTCTCGATCGAGAATGCCATTTCGTTGAAGTTGTCACCAGCGGTGCCAAGATCTTCAGCTTCGTTGGTACGCATGCCCTGACCGACATCATATCCCGTGGAGGATGCTGTGCCAACAGGGTTCAGTGCAGAAGGATTGCTACCGGATTGTGCGGTAGTACCCAAACCAGCCGCAACATCGGACATGCCTTGCGTGAGGTCGAATCCTTCGTTCTGACCAGAGAATGCGGTATCTGCTTCGTTGAACAGTGCCTCTGTACCAGCCTGAGTGCTGTACTTGGAGCGCATTGCAAAGATCAGTCCGGTAGGACCAGACATTGGTTGTACGCCAGCAAGGTCATAAGCGACCAGGTTGGGCATTGAGCGGCGGATCAGGGAGATCAGTACAGGGTCGAAACCTGCAACTGTCTGACCACCAGCGGAAGTATATCCGCCGTTACCAACAGCGTTGGTGGGTTGCTCAGTAAGCATACCACCGCCCTCGAAGGCGGCTTGCTCTAGAGCGAATTTTTCTTGGTTTTCTAACAGGACTGCGGTTACAGCTCTACGATGAGGATCAGAGATCTTATCGCATCCCTCATGATTGAGGAGAGGTGCCCACTTTTCCTGCAGATGTTCGGAATGGAACATTTGCTTTGTACCTTTAAAGTTTACGGGTTTGAGTTTAATATATTCAGTTTGCTAAGGTTGAACCCAGCATTTTCAGGTATGCAGCCATCTGACCTGAGTGTTGTTCACCAGGTGCTGCGTTGTCTACACCCTCAGAAAGGGTTTCGGTTTTAGCAGCTGCAGACTCTTTCTTAGAGTTGAAATACGACTCTTTAAGAGTATTCAGCTTTTCACGATATGCTTCTTCACTTTCAAACTCTACACTCTCGGCAAGTGAAGCGAGCTTCTCCTTTTGGGTCTGTGCAAGACCTTCAGATACTTGATCCAGAACTCCATCAGCAACCGACTCAGAAAGACGCTTGTTGAGTGAAATATTTTTCTCGATTTGCTCGTTGAGTTTTGTCTCCATGTCATCAAGTTTTTCTACCATGCTCTCAAGAACATCATACTTCTCTTCAGGGATTTGTACATAATGTTCTTCAAAGAGACCCTTCATTCCTTTCAGGAACGATTCGGTCATTTCAGTCTTGAGTGCATGTTCAATAACAAGTGCGTTCTCAGTGAACCACTCGTCTGAAACATACTCTAGATAGGAATCAACTCGCTCTGCGAGTTCTCCTTTTGCTTCAGCAACTTCTTCATCCAGTTTCGCATTATATTGCGATTCCAGAACTTCAGATACTTCAGCAATCTTGGACTTAAGTGCGGCCTCGAAAATTGTTCTAGCCTTCTCTTTGAATTCTTCAGAGAGATCTTCACCGCCAAGAAGTGCATTGACATCTTCTTCAATGTCAATTTCAGTTAGTTGAGGTGCTTCAGCATAAGTTGCCTCGTCCTCTTCTACTACTTCTTCTTCTGATACTACTTCGTCTACGATTTCTTCGCTTTCTTCAATAGTATCCTCATCATCCAGGTCCTCTTCCTCCTTCATACCCTTCATGGGTTCAGCAGGTTTTGAACCTTTGTTTACTACATCCTTAACACCCTTAAGAGTAGAACCAGGAGTCTTCAGCTTTGCTGAATCATCGTCTGGTTTGTAATTCTCGGGAGAAGGACCCCCAAGATCTTCGTAAGGTGGGGTGATGGAAGTATCCATCCCCTCTGCTGGTTTCGCTCCGGCATTGACAGCAGTCTTGGATTGCTTTGTGCCTACTTCCATTTCTTGTAAATCTCCACGAGACATGTGAACGCTCCGATTATCCTGGATAAAATCTATATTTATTTATAAATAATAATATTTTATGTATCAGATTAGATACTATTAAGAAAATCATTGAACAAATTCAGTTTTTGTTCTTCTAATTTTCTTTCAACTGTAAGTTTATTAATAGAAATTCTAGTTTCTTCTGCTTTTCTTTCGCGCAGAAGACTTCCTTCCCAAACCCACTCTTTACCTTCCATAATACCCTCAACAAATGCATCGGGAGCAGAAGGATCGGCAACAATATCAGCAGCAGTTGCTAACATAAAGTCGTCACCGACAATATTAACACCCTCACGGGTCTGCTTTAATGATCCAATACCACGAGAAGAAACACCAAGTTTTACACCTTCATCAATAAGTGAAGATGCAATATTACCCATTGGGGTATTCAAAATTTTTGCTTTGCCGATAAAATTAGAACCGTGCTCTCTTAAAGAGACGATTTTATGAGAAACTCTATCAAGATTGACGGTAGGACCGTCTGGATGACCAAGTTCGCCAAGTGCTCTTCCAGAGGTGATGTTGCTTTCGTTATAACGAGCTACTTCCTTACGAAGAGTTTCCATGGGATACATACGACCATTACGGTTTTTGATGTTACCCTGAAGGAAAACTCCTTCAATATACATGGATTTTTTACCAGATTTTGTTTTCTCTATGAGAAACTTTACTGATTCAATTTCTTCTCTAATAAGTTTCATTAGGATGGTCCTCCAGCAGATTGAATTTGTTGATAATGAAGAGTTCCAGTTCCATCACCATAAGCAGCGACCATAAATGATCCTCTTAATTCTGCATATGATGTGGATAGAAGTGCTGCAGGATTTCCTGCAGATGAATTATGATCAACCACGATTCTTGTGCCATGATAACCATCTTTACCAGCGGTATTATCAACGGTCTTTACAATCTTGTGAGTGAAATTATAATCAGTCTGACCGGTTACAGTAAGACTAACAGCATCACCAACCCCAAATGGAGATCCAGTTCCTTCAACAAAATCAATAGTTGTTGTTGCTCCGGTTGTGATGCCAGATACTCTATTTGATTGTGGTTTTCCAAGACTAATTATCTCTGACTCACCAGTGTGAACAAAGTAATTAGTTACTGCAGCAGTTGGAAGAGTTCCAATGGCGACATGTGCTCCAGCACCTTTTGCCACAACTCTTAGGTATTCTGACTGATGTGCGGTTTGGTCAATACCCCTCCTATTAGCTGCACTAGCAATAGGTAAGGCGGAATTAATTCCTACTGGGTTATGCGCCATTATCCTTAAAGTTCATTTAACAGTTATTTATAATCACTCTTCGTCAGGAGTGATTTTCTCTTCTACATCATCTACAGATTCCTCATTACCAAACATTGAAGTTGATACTGAAGGACGGTATGTATCAATTTTTTCTGCAGATTTTGCAAATAGAAGTTCTTTAATTTTGTCACTAACTTGAGAGGGTGACTCATCAGTTGTGATCATATCTAAAAGGTCATCCATTTAAGTATATTATATACGACTAATGAGTATTTATATCTCCCCACCTTTAGGCATCTCTGGTGCCTCAGTTGATGATCCATCAATGTCTGGTTCCATTTGAGGTTTTCCTAAATCATTACTCACAGCATCCTCAGGTGCAAAAGGTAATCCAGTTGTGGGATCAATAGTTGCAGGATCAGGAATTACACCATCTTTAATTTCCTTATCGATAATTTTATTTTGCTCAATAATATCCATATCAGTTTGACGTAAAATCTTACGTCTTACATAATCTTGTGAGTAGTACTTACCAACATATGGTTCGGCAGTTGCAACAAGAGCAAGTCTCTCATTCATCAATTCTGCTTCTTTCAGTTCAGAGAAGTGGTTGTCATATAAGAAATCGTATTGAATATGCTCACTCATTGACTCCCAATCTTCAGGAGTAATTACATTCTTCAGGAGTAATTGAGTCTTCAACATGTCATTAAACATGTTAGAAAATCTCTTTCTCAAGCGACCAACAAACTTGGTAAATTTGAGTTCGTCTCTTAAGATCTCAGAAGATCTCCCCAAGTTAAACCCACCTTCTCCATCCATTCGTGATGGTGGGACGTTAAGCGAACGGTAGAGTTTCTTTTTAAAATATTCAATATCAGTGA